CCCTACCCTTGGGTTCGTACTACTCGAGAGCTACTTGCTCCTTGAAGTACCCCTCGGCCACGACAAACCATCGTAGCCTATGCCCATAATCTGGGCTCTTCCTATCAAGATAGTCCCAACACGGAGCTACCTTGACAACGCTTCTATAACCGGTGGGCCTACCTCGTGTGGCCCTTTTAGTTTTCCGGTTCCCGCGTAACGTGCCTTTTACGGCCGCCAGCAGAATAGCAGATGGGTTTACCTGCCCTTCCACCACCGGCGCCTCGACGTCACTAAACGATTCCGTTCCCACGCGTTCAGAAATTTCCTTGGGCTCATACCCTTTGTAAAGGTATGACCCTTGGTAGTGCCGTCCATCCTTCAACTTCGAGGGACGGATAGCACGAAAGACACGTGGAGTAGTGACGCAACTTAGAGGGACTTTAATACCAGAATCGGGGTTCTCCCAAGGAGGTACTTCCATCCGACATGTTTGGCTGAGAAGCCACGCTATGGTTTCAGAAAGAATAATTCCATGGCGTGCTGACCAGCTTACAAGGCTGTTGATTAAGACACATCGATCCTGCTCCGTCTTGGCGCTTTTTGCATAGACGCCTCTGACGTTTACTCCGTCATACCAGTCGGAGCCGCAGGATTCCCGAAATGGCCCATCATCTGGCCCGAATGACTTTTCAATATTCACTCGGAAGCCAAGGTACGTCAACAACCTAATCATTGGGTTGTACGCGTCCTTTACTACGATGATGTCATCCCCAAACACCCCAAAGTTTCCTGGGGTCACCTTCTCCTCAATTCCTAGGAGTTGATGGGTAATGGGGTCAAGGATTACCCCGGAGCCGCTTCCTAGCGGATATCCGAGTTCTTTCCATTGATTGACCACTTGTGATGTACTAGTCTGGTCGGCCCCCGGTGCCACCCTATGACCCAGCGCAAATTTCTCGCGCTTATTACGGATCACGGGTATTCCCAGGGACTTATAGACAGCCACCACAGCACTCGCAAAGATCACTATTTGCATTGGGAAGGTGAAAGCATTTCCCATTGTCGCCATCATTGGCAACATAGTGACTTCCCCTTCTACCACAGCTGTTTCACTACGTAGGAGTCTAATCCAGGTCATTGCTGACCTAGGTATATTCCGGTCTAGCATAGCAAGGCCGAGGCAGTCAGACGCGGATTCAAGGTCCATTGTGCAAAACTCTAGGAAGATCGACCCTAGCCTGGCCAGTTCAGCATTCAAAGCTGGTTGGTCAGAAGTGTCTATTCCGAAGTATTCTAGCACTCGGTCCTCTAACACCCGCTGCATCCCTTTCTGGAAAAACATCCCAAGAGGAGATTCCTTCTTTACGAGCCGTGAGATCTTCACGGTTTTCGGGACCGCAGTAATTTCTTCAGG